TCTCGATGCTCTGGCAACAGCACAGTACGACATGATCGACTGGCAGGGCAATGTATTGTATATCCCGACGACTGCAATGGACTTGAGCGGTGGCGCAGAGAGTATCGAGTTGTTCGGCTATGACTTTGACAAAGCATACTACATTGCGAATATTATAATGTATTACTCAGAGGCATCAAGTGCAGATGCTGGTGTTGCGTTATCGCCATTCCTATTCGACACAGCCAGCGGGTCGGTTAGAGCATTTACTGTCTATACCAGCGAAATTAACAAGGCGGTTCGCACACGCATAAAGCACAGGGTTGTAAACAATAACAACTACACTACGCCCGCATTCTTTGTATTCACCAATGCAGGTGGTAAAACCGGGACAGGAGAGGTCGTGGCAACCCTTAAACTTATCGAGCAATAAAGGAGAACATCATGGCAGATGGTAAAAAAGAACTGAAACTGACACATTTACTCTGGATTATACTGGTAGCCGTACTTATGGCAGGTATATCGGCAGGTGTCTTAAAGAACCAGCAAGCCACCAATACCTCAGAGATCGAGAAAAAAGTCGATAAGGATATTTTCGAGATGCACAACGAAATGCAGATGGTACAGTTCAACGATATCAAAGACTCTTTGAAACGAATCGAGGAAAAATAATGGAATGTCCAGCAAATTGTCCAGTTTATAAAGAGAATCAGAGGCTCATAAAACAAGATGAGGAACTGAGGAAAAAGCACAAAGAGGACATTGACAAGGTTCGTGAAATGCTTACAGATAGAGCAAAAAAGTGAAAATCATCATCTTTCCTCCTTTATTGTGAGGGCAGGCCGTTGCTCGGTGTGGCGGCCTGTATATTTTCCGACTTGACTTTTCGGAAATCGGAGGTATATTATATATGTATATGTTTCATATTGAGCTCTATTGAACTTTCTTGCAAGAAAGGTAAGGTGTTAAATGAAATCCAGAACTTAGTACGCCATTTGAAATGAAGATCGAAAAGTCAAACCCCGGTTTTAGCACATAGCCGGGGTTTTTTACTTCCCAGGAACAAAATAATTCTTTTTTCGCTTGTAAACCCCTGCAAATACAACACTTAATATTTTACCCGAATTTTCTTGCTTGACTTTTGGCAAAATTGAGTTAGGCTTTAAGGGTGACGAACGTACTAACCCATTCTGTTATTGAATCCAAAAAATTAGGGGCTGCTCCAAGTCTGCAAGTACGTTCGTCTGTTCATGTCGATAAAGGGCAGTCCCACCTAAAACAATTAGCGAAAGATCGTGCAAAGCGAAAAGAGATAGTCAAAAGGTTTCTTTTATAAAAGGAGTAGAACAATGAAAACACCTGATTGGATGGATGTCGAAATGGACAAAGCTGATGTGATGATTATAGACATTGGTTATGTAACGGAACAATCATCGAGAGATCGGGCGGATAAAATATTTGCATTAGGGATTGGGAAGAAGAATCTTGTATGGGGGCCGTCAACAGGGGGCCCTCGAATCCACATACACATTCCAAAAAGCAAAAGAAAAAAAGTCTTGGCTGCCCTCCCTATTAGCGATAAAGTAACATGGTTTGGGGCTACACATAGTTACCATGAAAATTAGCAGGGGTTTCTTTTATAAAAGGAGATAGAACAATGGAACTAAAAAATAGTATTATAGCGTGGAAGTCAAAATTCACCGGAAAAACAGGGCGAGGGACGACTCGTTTTAGTACCAATCAAGCGAAGTCTATATGTAATGACTTCAATAAAAAATATCTCGATATTGAGCACGGGTTTATCCAAGATTCTGACATGACAGGTATTCACGTGCCCGTAAAATCGTAGCACAGCTTACAGGAGTAGAACAATGAAAACCAAATACAAATTTATTCATTTTGCAGAAGCGTTGCCAGTCCATGTAGAGAAACTATTATGGGTTTGTCATAATAACCGCGATAATCATGTTTTGGGCACGATTCCAGAGGAAAAGGTTTGGAAGCAATATGTATTTCAGCCATCGCCGAACTGTATTTTTAACAATGGATGCTTGCGAGATATAGCAGATTTTTTAGATCAAATTAACAAATAGCACAGCTTCTTATATAAGGTGAAACAATGGGAAAGTATGCACAAAATACAAGCGTTGCAGTATCGAAATCAAAAGCTGAGATCGAGAAAACTCTCACAAGGTACGGGGCTAAAGAGTTTGCTTACGGTTGCGGTGCAGACATGGCCATGATCGGATTCGTATTTGAGAAAAGAACTATCAGGATAACAATAATTCTGCCCCCGAAAGAAGATTTCAGATATACAGCTGCACAACAGGAACGCAACGAAAGCACGATAGAAAAACACTGGGAGCAAGCCTGCCGTCAAAGATGGAGGGCGTTAGCTTTGGTCATAAAAGCGAAATTAGAGGCTATAGAGAGCGGCATAGCATCATTGGAAGATGAATTTCTGGCATATACTGTCCTGCCGGGCGGATCAACAGTCGGTCAGCAATTAGGCGGAGAAATAAACACAATTATTGAAACGGGTAAAATGTCTCAATTATTATTAACAGGAGATAAATAACAATGAATCCTGAACTAAAAGCCAGAATAATAAAGACATTCGAGCCGATCATCGAGCAGGCGATGTGGCGTGAAGATGAAGTCCGTAACGGTATGGACTCAGGATCGACAGGCGGATATTCGCATGAGCTTACCAATGCGATAAATTTACTGGAAGAAATAAAAAGAGAATAGATTTTCTCCTCCAAAGAGGGTCCGGGTCGGGTTGTTTTGTCGAAGGTCCGGGCTTTTATAGAGGCTCTTTTACATGATAATAATGGGAACAGTAGCGAAATGCGGTGCGGCATCGTATTCCAGAGACGGATGACCTTGTGTTGTTAGGCTTAAGCAACAAAGGCTTTTGAGCGTCCTTGAGCAAGGCGAGAAACACTGGATTTAGGTTCGAATCCTATCTGTTCCCACCCTTTTATGGGACAGTGGCGGATGTATCTTATTAGCCTCCAGAGGGAACGCTGGAGCAGGAACTATGTACTGTCCCACCCGACCGGGTAGCTCAGTTGGTAGAGCAGCTATAGGTTAACCTTTGCAGGTCGCCGATTCGATTTCGGCCCCGGTCATTTAAAAAGTGAATAGTTACCCCCTTTCTAAGGAATAGTTTTCTTGATGATCGGTGGAAACCCCGCGAGGTCAAGCCGAGGCCGCAAATGGCACGAGGACAGGTCGGAATAAAACAGTCCGTGCAGATTGAACTTCAGGGAGGGTAGGTACTGACTGACAATTTGCTGCCTGCCCTCCCGCATTGAAAGGTTGAAAGATGACGTTGACAGAAATCGGAATAATAATAGGAAAAGACCTTGACATAAGGCGTTCGGGCAGAGTTCAATTAGTTTCTTTTGAAAGCACAGAGGTTAAAGAAGGCCAGTGCCTCGTTAGTTATTGTGGTCGCAACGCAAATTTATTGAAAGCAAAAAGAGACTACTGCCATTATCTGTCCGGTGTGACAATCGTTGTCGATGCGAGGAAGAACACACGCCGAGAATATCAATTACCCCCGAAAATAACCAGTGCATGATAGGAGCAAGAAAGATGAACCCAATCTACATACAATTAGGAATCAGCGTATTACTGGAACTGGCTCGGCGTAGGGCGATAGCAGATAATGATGATGAGGGCAAAACCGACCCCGTTATTGTAGGAATCAATGGCTTGTTAAATAATCACGAACAAGTAATAGACCCGATTACAGACCTTAAAATTGTCGCCTACATAGCTGATGTAGTCGGGGACTTATTAGGAACGTCAAAATGACCCTATCCGGCTTTGACAATTGGCTTATGTCTCACTACGAGAACCCTGACCGCAAGCGAGAAGAACGGCAGGAAATGGATGATTTCGAGGATGGCTATGACCAGGATGACGAACGGAGAGACGAATGAGTTTTGAGGACTTAGTAAATCAATTCGCCGAGGACATACAATTTGACGCACTCAAGGACTGGTGTAGTCTTTTTGATGTAGAATATCAAGAACCTCCTTGTGATGATATGTACCCAGACTGGGAATCGGAACTCAGGGGCAAGCTCGCCGAGGCTATGATGAAAGTAGAAAAAAGATGATTATACACGACTGTATACAAGGCCCGGATGACTGGTACAAGCTGAGATTAGGCAAGGTTACAGCAAGCTGTTTCGGCAAAGCTATAGCCGCTGGACAGGGCAAAACCCGGAAAACATACATGATACAGCTAATCGCCGAACGTCTCACACAGAGCGAGCAGGAGGGCTTCTCGAGCGCCGTGATGGTCAGGGGGCAGGAGATCGAGCCTTATGCCAGAGAATACTATGAACTACTCAATGACGTTTCTATCCGAGAAGTGGGGTTTGTCGAGCGCAATGAGAATATCGGCGCAAGTCCTGACGGGTTTATCGGCGAAGATGGCCTTATCGAGATTAAATGCCCCTTGTCAACAACCCATATCGCGACAATCCTTGCCGACAAAGTACCGACCACACATAAACCACAAATTCAAGGTCAATTATGGGTCTGTGAGCGGGAATGGTGTGATTTCGTGAGTTACGATCCCCGTGTCCGGCAAAGGCCGTTTTTCTGTGAGAGGGTTTACCGAGACGAGGATTATATCAAAGAACTGCATATCAAGATACAGATGTTTATAGACGAAATGAACCAAATGATGCAAATTTTAACTAAACCAGTGTTTTAAGGAGAACAAAGATGACTGAACAAATGAGTTTAGCGGTATTCGACCCTATCAAAGCAATGTTAGCGGAATTACAGAAAAAAGACTTTTCGCTTGTATTCGACCATACCACCCCAGAGGGGGAAAAAGACTTGCGTTCGTGGGTCAAGCGGATACGAGGCTATAAGGGCGATATTGCTCGGATGCACAAAGACGTAAAGGCTGGAGCGCTTTCTTTTGGCCGACAGGTTGATGCGATAAAGAACGAACTGACAACGGGGGCGGATGCGATTATCACCGAAAGAATGAAACCCCTTGACGAAATCGAAGCCAAGAAACGCGCCGATGCAGAAGCTATCGTTGAAGCTGAACGGGTTGCGGCGGAGAAAAAAGAGGCTGAAGAGTTAGCCGAACTCAAACGCCGGGAGGAAGAAGTCGCTAAAAAGGAAGCCGTGATTCAGGAAAAAGAACGTATCGAGCGGGAAAAGCGCATCGCTGCCGAAGCCGCCGAAAAAGCCCGCAAAGAAGCCGAAGCAAAAGCGGAGCGTGAAAAACAGGCTATTATAGATGCTGCCGCTAAAGAAATAGCTGATGCAGAGGCCAAAGTAAAGGCAGATGCAGAAGAAAAAGAACAGATTCGTCTCGCCGATGAAGCCACAGCAAGACTTGAAAAACAACGGACAGAGCAAGCCGAAAAGCGGCGTATTGAGAACAAAGCTCACCGGCAAGAGATCGAGATAAAAGTCGCACAACACCTCGACCTTATCGTACAGAACGGACAAATTACAAGCGCTATTATTGATGCGATCCGTGATGACAAAATCCCTAATGTAACAATCAATTACTAAGGATAAGAAAATGACCGAAAAAAACCAAATACAAAAAACAGAACCTCAAGCTGAATCGCCCCTTGCAGCAGCAGCGATGTTACTACAAAAAGCTGATGGCAAGATTGACGTAGGGCAACTGGAAGCCTTACTCAAAGTTCAGATGCAGTACGAAGCCAATGAAGCAAAAAAGGCCTATGTTGTAGCGATGGCGGCATTCAAGGCTGACCCCCCCGAAATCCTCAAGGACAAGACGGTGAGCTATAAGGACGTAAGATATAGCCACGCCGGCCTCCACAACGTAACAACCCAGATAAACAAGGCTCTCAGCGAACACGGACTGACGGCTTCGTGGGTAACAAGTCAAACCAATGGGGCGGTCATGGTAACCTGCAAGATTACCCACATACAGGGCCATTCTGAGGAAACGAGCTTGGCCGCTCCACCGGATGCTACAGGTAGCAAAAACGCTATACAGGCTATTGGCAGCACAGTAACTTACCTGCAAAGGTACACCCTTTTGGCCTTGACCGGACTTGCAGCCTACGATCAGGACGATGACGGCAAAGGTGCTGACCCACCGCCCGGAGTCCCGAAACCCAACGAGCAGGAACAGGAAATAATCGACTCAATTTGTGTAAGGCTCCCCGTTGTCGAGGGCAAACTAATCAACAGCCGAAAAGTCGCTGCGATTATATACGCCCAGAATCGAGCGTATCCGTCTAAGGAATCGAGCATTGACCCCGCTGTGGAATGGTTTATGAAAAAAGATAGACCCGAAATGTATATGCCCGACAATCGCAGTCAGTTTGAAAAAGATAATAATATGCCCGGTGATGCGGATAGTGTACCAGATGAAGCAACCAAAGAAGCCGAGCAAACTGCAAAGGAAAAATTCGGGAAAGAGACAGAACAGGCTGAGTGCCGGTATATCTGTAATAGTTGCGATCGTGAATTTGACTTATTGAACAAAACCGGTCTTTGCCCTTCTTGTTTCAGCAATGACACAACAGATCGACGGGCTTGATATGAAGATGAAAGAAATGACTGAAAGAAGATTAGAAGTCCTACTAATGATATTTTCATTTAGAGAGACGTTCTTGTTTTCGCCCAGTTACAAACAAATCGCAAAAACCTGTAAAATGTCAAGAACGACCGCTTTTGGCCATGTTAGCAACCTAATGGAAACGGGTTATATTATAAAAACCGAGAGGGGCTTCAAGGGTTTATATCTTACTACCAAAGCTAAGAATTTAATCCGACAGGAGTAAAATGCCAACACATCAGATAATTGACGTTATCAACGGACAGCCTACTTTCGAGAAGAAGCTGGACGAGATATTCCTTGACTGCAAAAAAGGCGGTGCAATAAAGATACTCTCCCCGCTGGACTATCATACAGATCAACAGAGAAAATGGTATCGGGGCGTATGCCTAAAAGGACTATCAGACTGGAACGGCAATACACCGGGCGAGTGGGATTTAGTACTCAAGGCTTTGTGTAGTGGCAGTGAATTGCTCAAAAAGGAAGATGTATTACTGCCTGATAGAGAAACTTGTATCCGCCTGACTATCGTAGGTGTCGGCAAGAAGAATATGACTGCTTTTATCGAAAATATTTTAAGCAAGGCGATTGAAATGGACTGGCCGGTTACTCCCCCAGACCCAGAATTGAGGAAAACATGAAACATAAACTAATAATTGGAATTTGGCCGCGGTGGCTTTGTCATGGATGGCGACAAGGGGCAAGGATGCCCATATTTGCACACCCAATTTTGGAGAACGAAAATGAAAGATTGGCAAGTTGTAGTATTGTGTTTCGTATTTGGACTTATAGGTATAGCTTTTATGATGAATTATGCCCATACTTGCAAAGTAATGCCCGTGGCCGACCGGCAGAGAGTATTCTACAAGCTGGGCTACCTTGATTACGACGACATTGATGGTGTGTGCGGACCAAAGACACACTTTGCTCAGAGGTTGTACGAGCACGATTGGGAAGCCGTTAAGAGATGGAAAGCGGAGCAAGAATGAAACAGAGCCATATTTGGCAAGAAATAGTAGATTCTCAATGTCCTTATTGTCGGTACATGAACAAGGATTGGGACCAAGGCGAAGGGGATATAATCAGATGCGATAATTGTGGTAAGGACTATGAACTTGGAGAACAGAAATGAACCCCATCCGAATCTTAGCTTGGTTAGCGTCAATTCTTATCCTATTGAATATCGGATGTCGGTTTGTCATATTGTTTTGTGAATGGCGGTTTTGATGAATATGACTGATACTGAAATTATTTTCGCAGTACGTCATTTTTTTCTTGACAAACCGGGCAAAAGGTGAATAATGAGCAACATGGTAGAGTTTAATACAGTACAATTCAATGTGATTTTATCCCCGATGGCAGACTTGCCTTTACCCTCTGTATTGGATTCTACCTGTCTGCTTTCGGGGGTTTTTTGTCATGGATGAAAAAATGAACAAGCGACCGAGTTTGCAGTTTTACCCTGCCGACTGGCTAAAAGCGGTAGATTTACAGATGTGTAGCATGAATACAATAGGTGTGTGGATTAACATTTTGTGTCGAATGTGGGAAGCGGAAGAGGAAGGGATTTTAAGCGGAACTACTAAGGAATTAGCCCTCTTAGTAGGCGCAACACCGACAGAATTTAGGCAATTTTTAAAAGACGCTGAAACACATTTGTTCGCCGATGTTACAAAAAGTTGCACCATTGTTACAATCAAGTGTAGGCGTATGAATAAGGTGTTTTTGGGGCGTGAGGGGTCAAAAGTGCGTATGCAAAAACATCGGTTACAGCAAAGTTGCAACCCTTCTTCTACTTCATCTTCTTCTTCAACTACAAATAATAATATATATAGTCAATTTGTGGACTTCTGGAACTCAAAAGAAAATCTACCAAAGATAAAACGGTTCACCCCCAGACGGCTTATCAAATTGAAAGCTCGAATGAAAGAAGAATATTTTGTCGATAATTGGCGGATGATCATTGAAAGAATATCTATTACGCCGTTTTTAACCGGTGACAACGACAGGGGATGGAAGGCTGATGTCACTTGGATTTTAGAAAACAGCGATAATTATACAAAAGTTATGGAAGGCAAATATGATGGACGAAAAAACATTACAAATCAAAAACAAACAATTGGAAGCCCGCAGGCCGGAAGCCGTTCAGTCAATCGGCGAGATTTTGCCCAAGATTCCGATATTGGCACAACCATCGAAGTGTGAAAGATGCGGGGATCGATTTCGGTCTGGTGACAAAAAGTGGTGTCAGATTTGCATTAACGCCTATCGGATTGAGAACGCGGGTAATTTGCGAGAGTTGCTTAAAGCGGGGATTCCCGATATGTATAAAAACGCAAGATTGCAGGACTTAGATACTGGCTTGCAGAAAATATACACCGAGCTCCCTGACTGGCAAGGGTTGTATCTCTGGGGGCTTGAGGGCAGGGGTAAGACTTATGCGATGTTCGCTTTTATTGTCGCTTATATCTATACAGGGTTTACGACCAGTTTTGTAAATTACGATGGACTGTGTTCGCGGATTCGCAGTACATATCAAGCGGGAGCAAAAGAGACCGAATTTGATATTATAAAACACCTGTACCAACCGGACAAACTTTTCATTGACGATGTTGGAGTAACGGTATCGAACCAGAATCAAGAGAGTGACTTTAGCTTGAGGATTTTCTATGCGATAATTGACAAGCGAATGATAAATTTAAAGCCGACCTATATCACCACGAACAAGCCGATTGAAGATATGGCAAAATCGTTTGACAAAAGAATATCGAGTAGACTACGGCAATGTTGTAAAATCGTACAGTTAAAGGGTAAAGACAAAAGGTTGAACACCGAAATAGAATGAAAGCGAGGCAAAAGTGGCCGATTCACAAAGACCATATCGGGGTAGAAGGTTGGATACAAATGAATGGGTGTATGGGTATTTACGAAGAACCCCACGTATCGCAGCGGAAATTTATAGTCGTGATCTTGGTGGAACTTTTGAAGTCCACCCTGACAGTGTAAAAATAAAGGTTCGTGGTCAGTGGTTCAGTGAAAAAGAATTATCGGATATTGTGAAAAAAGGCCTTGTACCTGTTTGTAGAAAATATCATACGGAATTACATAAAAAGATAGTGGTATGAGCATAGAGGAGAACCAATGAAAAATTACGAAGCCTGGTTAAAACTGAACAAAGTTGAGATCAAACTTGACGAAGCCAAGAGCAAAAATAAGCGAACTGGAATATAGGCTTAAAAAAGGAGAATAAGAATGGCAAGACAATATACGCTTCAAGAAGTAAGAAATCTAATTAAGAATGATAGCGATTTTCTCGGTGAACTCGATGAAATTAATCAGGCCATCCGTAGTTTTGCAATTTCAATGCGGGATGAAATGTTCGATCATGCTGCCGATGGCGGTGGGTGGCGACTTCAAGATGATGAAAACGAAGAACACTTCAATGAAGAACTATTGCTACATATCAAAAAAGGCAAATTTATTGGAGCCGCAAATTTCTGTATGATGCTGAATCGATACCCAGGAGAATAAGATGGCAACGGAACAAGAAAAAAACCGAGCTTGCGAAAATGAATATGACGGAGTAGAGAAGATGGAACTTGTCGGGGAAATTCTTGACCTCCGCACCAAGCTGGCAGAGGCGAATGAACGAATAAAAAACGCATGCAAACAAATTGCGACAATCATGTTGAGTACCAAGCCGACCTCACGGCTAAAGACGAGGGACTTATGGACAAAAACATAGAATGGGCTGTTGAGGTCAAAAAGTTAATTAAAGAATCTCAGGCCAAAGACAAACGCATTAAATCACTTAAGGGGGCGTTGGAGAAACTTAAAAAGGAAATCGAGAAACCTTACAAAAATCCTATACCAGAAAGTCTTCGCCATGTAAGGCGTGGTGGTGGAATAAGAACAAGATAGTTTTGAAGGAGAACCAAAATGAAGTTTAAAAATTGGTGGGATGCAATGGCAGTGCCGTACTGTCTAATATTCGGTCATAGATGGCAGCGATTTGGATACCCTTGTAAAGATGACGATACTGAAAAAGATGATACCCAAATATTCCAATGTCATCGGTGCTGGGCGATGCCCCGTGTCAAACACAATGGGATGTTGCCGAGATTTGTATTGCCTATTCACTGGACAAAAAAGGAGAATAAATGAGCGAAAACTGTGCGGCAACCTCAGAAAAGAAACTTATGGACTTTTTAATGGACGCTACTGAAGCCAAGTCTGAGGCCGAATGGTTTGCAAGTAGAATCATCGCCGACCTCCGCACTAAGCTGGCAGAGGCAGAGAAGAAGAATGAAGCATTTAGGAAAGATATATCAAATCACAACTATATTATTGGACAAAGAGACAAACTCCAAGCCGACCTCACCGCCAGCAAGAAAAGAATTTACACTGAAGAAGCAATGTCTGCAATGCAACATGAACGGGACGCCTTTTGTAAACAAAATTTAGAGAATTGTAAGGCCAAAGACAAACGCATAGCAGAACTTGAGGGACAAGTCGCAGATTTAGTTGAGGACTTGCTCAAGCTGAAAGGAGAAACCAAATGAATCCTAAATGCTGGCGATTTATCTGGGGGTGGATTATAATACTGATGTTTATTGCAGCTTTTGTGTTTGTGTTTACAGTATAAAATAGGAGAATAACCATGTTAAAAGTACATAATTGGCAAGATATAGGCTTACAAAGCCTTGACATTATACTCTGTGAGGGTACTCATAAATTAAGCCGACGAATACAGAAGTTCCAGAAATTCACTGGTGCGCCGAAAGAAGCGGCCAAGATAAGCCATGTAGCCAATATCTCAGGCCATAACAGCTTATTAGTGCAGGAATCAACCTCAATCGGCTTCGATGGACAAAATGGCTGCCAGGAGCACGAGGTTGGCCTGTGGCTTGAGCATTATCCAGGGCGTGTTTGGGTACGTAAATTAGATTTCGAGCGCACAACGGCTTTCTACAGGGATGACTGGGCATTTTGGCAGGTACACAAAGACGAACCTTACGAACACGGGATTGCGGGCGGGCTTGAACTGCTTTTGTGCGGCCTGAGATGGCATTTATACATCCGTGAGTTTTTCCCTAACTATCGACCGCCGGCTACGAAAAACCCGCATTGTGGCGAATTGGGCGCAAAACGCATCCATGAACATCAGCTCTGGAACTGTAAAATATTCTCGAACCGGATGCCGCCCTGGATTTGGGTTTCAGAAATTGATAAATGGCTGAAAGTACCAATAAGTGAACCGATACTGATAAAAGGCTAAAATGACATTACCTATTGCAGGGAGTTAATTATGAAAAAATTAAAATCTTTAAGTGAATTACGGGAACACTTACGAAAGGGTGTCTCGCAAGGTTATATAGACACAATGCACACCTATTCTCACGACAACAGCATTATGACTGGATGGGCCGAGTTAAGATTTGTAGTTGTTGGTTCTTTGGAGAGGGGCGTAAGGTGTTGTGCGAGAAGCAATAAAGAAGATGACGAAACCGAAATTACCCTTATAAGAAAACCGCCGGAACCACCGGGCGGGCTTACTCAAAAGAATTGGGACGAGGTGATTCCTAAATGCGCAGCTTGGCTCGAAAAAAAGGGTTTATATATCGACCGAAAAGTAATTACTGACGAAACACCCATTTTCTTGAATATGATGTAATTCAGGACTTTATACGGACTATTTGAACAATGAGTAAATACGGCGCCCAACGCGTAACCCGTGAAGTCGGCGGGAAAAAGACTTGACAAATAATATCGAATAGATTAAAATATAATACAATGAAAATACCGCTCACACAAAACAAATTCGCAGCAATTGATGATAATGATTTTGAAAAAGTCTCGCAAATTAAGTGGCAATATTGCTTAGTTGGAAAAAAAAGGGACCGAGAGTGCGCAATGTTTAGGGGCAATATAAACGGCAAAAAAACAACGATTATCATGTCTCGGTTTATAATGAATGCACCAAAGGGGAAGGTTGTCGATCACAAAAACGGAAATTGCCTTGATAATAGGCGTAACAATCTGCGAATATGCACTAATCAACAAAACATTTTCAATCAAAAGCCTCGGCGAATACCAAATATGTCCAGTGAACACAAGGGCGTATCTTGGCTTGAGCGGCTAAGAAAGTGGAGAGCATACATATCTCCAAACGGAAAACAAATCAATCTTGGTCTTTTTCTTGATGAATCCAAGGCCGCTATGGCTTATAATCAAGCCGCAATAGAACATTTTGGCGAATATGCACGGTTGAACAATGTCTAAATCGACAATTCGCACATATATCAAAAACACCGCCGATCCCGTTTATTCTAAGTATATCAGGGTTAAAGAAGCAGATATGTACGGGTGTTGTGTATGTATAACTTGTGGAGCAAGGAGAAAATGGAATGACGAGATAGATGCGGGGCATTTTCAAACCCGCCTATACTGGGCAACAAGATTTGACGACCGGAACGTACACGCTCAGTGTACTCGCTGTAACAGGACCGAGGGCGAAAAGGGTAGCTACACACGGTATCTGGACAAAAGATACGGCACAGAGGCAGTGGATGCCCTTATACGGGATTCTCACCGTTCTCACACGCTCACTATGGACGGATTAAAACAGATGGCCAAAGAATGGCGGGCGGAGATAGACAAAATGGCAATAGTTAAGAACTTGTAGCCGACAGGGACTTATTTCAGCCTATTCGCTACTTGTTTGACTGTTAGCTTCGCACAGGG